CGAATAAGAATCCAGTTCGCTTTAGTAAAGCTCGGCTAACGCTAGATAAGAAGTTTTACAACGATCCTTTTGGGTTACTGACATGAGTGGCGATCACAATATGTACCAGAAGCCATATTCAGAGGCCAAGCTAAAGGAACGCAATGGATAAGCATGAAGTTCTCTCGCTTGCAAAGACTACTGGTGTAATGATTTCAGCAAGGCCAGATTTTGAGGAGTCAGTGCAGAAGTTTGGAAAGTTGATTATCAAGAGGTACAGGCCACTTACAAAGACGCAGCAAATCTACCTTGACGCACTGACAGAACCAAAGTCTCTAAAAGACTTAGCAGACCAATTCGGTTGTACGCCACAAAACGCCTTGAAGATGATTCGAGCGTTGGAGGCCAGAAAACTAATTAAGAAAGAACCATTGTTCAAGAAACACATAGGAGCCTGGGCTTATTACTATGTCAAAGGAGACACCCATGTTTGAGACACTCTGGTTAAACTACTGTAAAGATCATGGTATGGATTCGTTCAACCGTCATAACTACGGTATTTTCGTGGCCGGAGCAAAAGCAGAGCGTGAAATCATCGAGATACTGCTTAAAAAACAATTGGTCGATTTAGAGCAGCGGTATGTCGATGGCGTATTGAGTTGTATCAACACCATCAAAGCAAGATCAACCTTAAAGTCTTACATCTATGAAAAGCAAAGCAGTTACGGTGATAAGAAGCCTACTCCTTGAGAGGCTCACACACGCAGAAATCAAAGAGAAGACAGGACTAACGCACGAGCAAATAGGCATGGCGTTGTCTTATCTTTTCAAAAAAGGCGAGATTAAGCGCGAGAAGCAGCCAGCGTCAAAGTCACTAGGAAGGCGAGAAGTCTATGTCTACTTTCCAGCCCAGTTGTGAGTCATGCAGGCATAGCATCGACTGTGGCGAGATGAAGCTAGGCAATGAGGTTATTCGCAAGATGCTGATTTGCAAGCTAACGAATGTATTCGCAGTGGACCCATGTAGGAAATACGAGTATGAGCCAGGAACAGATTCAGAAACTACCAATCGACACACTAATACCGTACGCCAACAACGCTAGAGTGCATTCGGACAAGCAGATACTGCAAATTGCATCAAGTATTAAGGAGTTTGGCTTTACTAACCCTGTACTGATTGACAAAGACAACGGCATCATTGCAGGCCACGGAAGGGTTGAGGCTGCAAGAAAGCTAGGGCATAAAGAGGTTCCAGTTATCAGGCTTGAGCACCTAAGCGAAGCTCAAAAAAAGGCTTACATCCTTGCAGACAACAAGATAGCGATGAACTCGACCTGGGACGATCAGCTACTTGCCTTAGAGCTGCAAACGATAGGCGATCTAGGTATCAACTTAGACTTCACTGGTTTTGACGAGTCAGAAATAAACGAACTAACTCAAAAAGAAATAGCAGAAGATCCGGTTCAAGACGATCAAAGCATGTACAGCAACAAAGTTGGTTCACCAGTTTATCAACCAGAGGGTCCAAAACCAGCGATACATGATCTCTATGATAAAGAAAAATATTTATCTCTCATTCAATCAATAGAGAAAGCTGTGATTCCAGAAGAAGAAAGGTCTTTTCTATTAGATGCTGCCACAAGACATCTTCAATTCAATTATCAGAATATTGCTGAATTCTACGCACACTCAGCACCAACAACGCAAAGGCTTATGGAAGAAAGCGCATTGGTAATCATTGACTTTGACAGTGCGATAGAGGCTGGGTACGCGAAGCTGAGCGATCGTTTGTCACAAGTTTACTCACGAGAACATGAAGATGAAGAATGATAAGTTTGCTGTTTTTATTCTGAGTCATGGTAGAGCCGATCAGGTTGTTACTTACAACACTTTACGAAAACATGGATATACAGGACGAATTTATTTGTTAGTTGACGATCTAGACAAACAGCAAAATAAATATAAAAAGATATATGGTGACCAAGTCGTTGTTTTCCCAAAAGAAGAGGCTGCAAAGATCACAGATGCTTGTGATAATTTTACGAAAAGGAACACCGTTCTTTATGCGCGAAATTGGTCTTTCAAGATCGCCAAAGACTTAGGATTACAGCATTTTTGGCAACTAGATGACGATTACACGAGTTTTAGATGGGCATCGGATAATGAAAGAAAATATGTTGGGCATGAACCCATCAAAAATATGAATGAAGTTCTTGATATTTGCATTGATTTTTTAGATGAATCAAAAGCACATTGCGTTGCTTGGGCGCAAGGCGGTGATTTCATAGGTGGAGAAAACGGCGCATTTGCAAAAAAAATAAGATTGAATCAATTTTCAAGAAAGATCATGAATTCATTTCTGTTTAACGTCGACAGACCAATAAAGTTTATGGGAAGAATGAATGATGATGTCAACACTTATCTGGAGCGAGGTAAAAGAGGTTATCTGTTTATAACGATACCAAGATTAAGACTTGAGCAGAAGCCAACGCAGCAAAATTCAGGCGGGCTAACTGAGATGTATTTAGACTTCGGGACTTATGTAAAGTCTTTTTATTCTGTTATGGTTACGCCATCCTGTGTAAAAGTCATGGATATGGGGCAAAGCGATAGGCGAATACATCATAAAGTTACATGGAAATACGCATGTCCAGTTATCCTCGACGAGTCGCGTAAAAAACAAGCGAAAGCTTCGTCAATAAAGTTACCTGCTTAACTAACAACTGCCCCGCGGAAATAAGCATTGTTGTCGATGACTTCGCACAGCTCAGGCGGAAGCAACATACCTTCATCAGTAAACGTAAGTACAGCAAAGCCTGAGCACCAGGGTCTAGGGTTATCTTCCATGTAACTAAAGGCATTGCTATCAGGAGCAGCTAGCATCCCTGTAGAAACACCGTATCTACGGCCTGTGTAGTCTCCCCAAGGTTTAACCTCAAGTAAGTGAGTATGGCCAGTCACACTGTTAACGCCAGACTTAAGTGTGTTGTTGTAGCCTGAGTGAATACCGCCGTGTTGCATACGATGCTTAATCATCGTATTAGCATTAACCATCACAGACCAGCTCACACTCCACTCTGGGATATGGTCAGAAAGCGTGGTGCCTTTTATGCCCTTGAACTCAGGCGCAGCATTAGCCAATCGTTTATCAAACCGAATGTCATGGTTACCTATGGTGCGGTGCAAGATCGTACCGAGACCTTTACAAGCTTTACGAATAGCATCCATGTGAACCTGGACAGCCTCGACTTCTTGTTGGAGCGTAGGCTTTTCGGTCCAGTCTTCAGCACCGTAACGAGAGATAAGCGCACCGTCAAGAATATCTCCGTTGGCAACGATCAACGCTGGTTTAAGACGCTTTATGAGCTTCAAGAGCGCGTAAAAAGCAGTCGTTGACTCATTAGGTTGAAAGTGCGCGTCAGAGAATACAAAGACAGTACCGGTTATATCCGCAATGCTGCGAACCTTGTCATAAGAGTGCCTAATGGTTGGCGATGCTGTAAACCGCTGATCATTATGGGTAGGTAATTCAATACCAAGCTTGGCGGCTAACCTTTTCCTACGGTCACAGATATTGCGGACAGATACGCCTAACTCATTACTTATTAGCTGGGGAGAACCGAACTTGTGCCAAAGGGCAATAAACTCTTCATCCGTTGTCGATGGCTTAGTCATGAGCAACCCCTAAAGTTTGCCGCTTATACCATAAAAGCTATGACATTAGATATTGATCTTAAAGTAAAGTGTGAATATAGGGCATTGTGAGCGACAAAATCATAGATTAAAATGGAGACTTGTAAATTTGTTCGGAGTTAAAAATGGCTACCCGAGGCCAGAAGCCACACGTCCCAGACGATAAGGATCGTCTATTAGTTAAGTCGCTCTCAGCGGTTGGAATGCCTTACGAGGACATATCCAGAAAACTCAAGATCACATCCGACACGCTTGTTAAGTACTACAAGGATGAGCTTGAGTTAGGTCGAGCTGATGCGAATGCAGAGATAGCGCGAACGCTCTATCAGCAAGCAAAGAACGGTAATGTCGCTGCGATGATGTTCTGGCTCAAGACTAGAGCACGATGGACAGAAAAGCATCAGCACGAAATATCAGGCATTGACGGGCAGCCCATCGTTACGCGCATCGAGAGAGTAATCATTGACCACACTGAAAATACAAACGCCACGGTGGGCTAAAGACTTAGTAAGCAAGCCGGCAAGGTATCGAGGTGCTTATGGTGGTCGAGGCTCAGGCAAAAGTAATCTCTTTGCTGAGTACGTCATCGAACGGCATTTAATGGCTAAGACAGACACTGTCTGTGTGCGAGAGGTGCAAAAGTCGCTGAACCAGTCTGTGAAGAAGCTGCTCGAGGAAAAGATCCAAGCATTACAGGTTGGCAAGTGGTTCGAGATACTGCACGACAGGATTAACACGCCTGGAGGCGGAAGAATCATCTTCCAAGGTATGGCGAATCACACAGCAGAGTCGATTAAGTCGCTTGAAGGCTACGATATAGCCTGGGTGGAAGAGGCGCAGTCGTTATCGCAGAGAAGTCTTGATTTACTAAGACCAACGATAAGAAAGCCAAACTCTGAGCTGCTATTTAGTTGGAACCCGCGATACGCACACGATCCAGTTGATAGGCTATTAAGAACTGATACGCCACCACCTGATGCGATTGTCGTTAAGGTCAACTGGTCGGATAACCCTTGGTTTCCAGATACGCTTAGAAAAGAGCTTGAGTACGACAGAGCGCGTGATATTGATAAGTACGCGCATGTCTGGCAAGGCGATTACGTTACGAACTCAGAGCGCAGAGTGTTTAAGAACTGGCGGGTCGAGGAGTTTGAAACACCAGCTGATGCGGTTCACAGGTTCGGTGCTGACTGGGGGTTTGCAGTAGACCCAACTGTATTAGTGAGATGCCACATTATCGGAAGAACGCTTTACGTGGATTACGAAGCTTATATGGTGGGCTGCGAAATTATCAACACGCCAGAGTTATTCCTGACAATCCCTGAGTCTGAGAAATGGCCCATCGTTGCGGACTCTGCTAGGCCAGAAACTATTTCGCACATGCGAAAGAGCGGATTCCCTAAGATCATGCCAGCGGTAAAAGGTCCGAAGTCTGTAGAGGATGGCGTTGAGTGGCTCAAGAGCTACGATATTGTGGTGCATCCGAGGTGCAAGCATACGATTGATGAGCTCACGCTTTACTCTTACAAATCAGACCCTTTGACGGGTAAAATACTTCCCATCTTGGAAGATAAGTCAAATCATGTTATAGACGCTTTGCGATACGCTTGTGAGGGTGTCCGTAGAGTTCAGAAGGTTCAGCCAAAAGCCTTTGAAGCAATCCCCGTTGAAAGCAGGTGGTAGAGATGGCGCGAGAGACCAACGATCAGAGACTCTTCCGAATCCATTCGGAGGCTATAAAAGAGTTTGATGAGATACAGACTGCGCTACGCGACGAACGTCTTCAGTGCTTGCAGGATCGACGTTTCTATTCTATCTCTGGTGCTCAGTGGGAAGGTCCGCTCAGAGATCAGTATGCAAATAAGCCAAAGTTTGAGGTAAACAAGATCCACTTGTCGGTGATGCGGATTATTTCAGAGTATCGAAACAACCGAATTACTGTTGACTTTGTAAGCAAGGATGGCAGCAAGGATGACAAGTTAGCTGATACTTGCGACAAGCTTTACCGAGCAGACGAACAAGATTCTGGTGCTGAAGAGGCCTACGATAATGCTTTTGAGGAGGCTGTAGGCGGTGGCTTTGGTGCTTGGCGATTAAAGACAACGTATGTGAACGAAGAGGACAACGAAGACGAGCGGCAGCGCATAGCGATTGAACCTATCTTCGATGCAGACTCTTCCGTATTCTTCGACCTAAACTCTAAACGGCAGGATAAGGCTGACGCTAAACGGTGCTTTGTACTAACGGCGATGTCAAGAAATGCTTACATCGACATGTACAAGGACGATCCTGCAAGCTGGGATAAAGAGATCCACCAGTATGAGTTTGACTGGGCAACACCAGATGTCGTTTATGTCGCTGAGTATTATCGCGTCGAGGATAAAACCGAGACGGTTAGGATATTTCAGACGATTGCAGGCGAAGAAGAGCGTTACACGCAGGATGACTTCGCTAGAGATGAAGAGCTAGAAACAAAGTTAATTGCCATTGGTAGCAGAGAGATAAGGCAAAAGCGCGTTAAGCG